CTACAATAACCGCACAACCAAAGAAAGGGGATGCAGAAATGCAGACTACAATCAATGGAGGCACACGATGAGCGCACTAGGACAGGCGGCGATTGGTTCGCGCTGAGATTCAAGGCTCGATTCCTTCTAGTAGCGGCAATAGCCGTAGGACTCGCGCTCGCTAACCCGTCATACGCATTAGCTCCAAAGCAAATGTTGGTGCAACGAACACCAATGGCGGCAAAGCAATATGCCAAACTACAATTAAATAATTACGGGTGGGCAACTCAATGGGGTTGCTTGCAAACTCTTTGGCAAAATGAATCCAACTGGAGACCTGATGCCAAGAATCACACGCCCGTTAAAATGCTAATCAACGGTAGGTGGATCAAGTTCTATGCTGGAGGAATCCCGCAAAGGCTAGGTCTTAACCCGAGGGCAACTGTTGAAAAGCAAATCCAAGTAGGGCTGAACTATGTCCGGGATAGGTATGGTTCTCCCTGCAAGGCTTTACAGTTCTGGCATAGCCATTACTGGTACTAAAGTTCCTAGTGCCGTTCCACTAGGACAATAGGGCGGTTGAGCAGAGATCCCTCCAGTTCTCAGCTCCCGCCCTTTTTAATTACAATGGTGTAAGGTATCCCCATGACCACAATCGCGGCGATACAGTACGAAGATCGAGTGGTCATTGGCGCAGATAGCCAAGTCACATCAACTCGCAAATACTCACATCCTCGGATGGCAAAGATCACCGAACGCGGTCAATACTTAATTGCTGGGGCAGGGCTTAGTTCTGCTTGCGATATCGCGCAACACATTTGGACTCCACCAACCCCAACGGCGGCAGATAAGAAAGACCTTTATCACTTTATGATCGCCAAAGTAGTTCCATCTCTCAAGCAATGTTTTAAGGATAACGATTTCAAATTAGAGGATGATAAAGATGAAGAAACACGATTTGCCTTCCTCATCGCCATTGGTGGTGAAGTGTTTGATTTGGCTGACGATTTTGCCGTTAGCCTTGACGGTAGCGGTCATTACGCTATTGGATCGGGTTCTAGCCTCGCTCTTGGCGCGTTGGCACATGGCGCAACTCTTGAAGAGGCGCTCCAAGTAGCCGCCGATAAAGACCCTTATACCTCAGCGCCTTTCTATTTTAAGGAGCAGGTAAAGCGTGGATAAGAAAATAGCGGAGGCAGTTCTTCAGCGAGCTAAGGGATACTGCGAGATGTGCGGTTTGCCGGGTGATGACTTTGCTCTGCACCATAGGCGCTTGCGCTCTCAAGGCGGATTAGATCAGGTCTGCAACCTCATCGCAGTCCATCACGCTTGCCACAATCTCGGCACAGATAGTATTCACAATCAACCTGCAAAGGCGAAAGTGAAAGGTTGGATTTGCCCATCGTGGGCTGACCCCGCCGAATATCCTTATCATCTTCCAGATGGTCGGATAGTACGATTATCAAATGAAGGCACTTACGAAAAGTTGGAGGCATAATGGCAACAATCACAGTTAGCGGAAATGTAGGAACAGATCCGGAGATCAAGTTTTATGACGGAAAGAACGGCTCATTTGGTGTTGCCCGCTTCTCTCTTGCTTATACGCCGCGCGAGAAAGATAAGGCAGGTAATTGGGCAGATGGAATCACTACTTGGTTCTCTGTATCAGTTGTTGGCAAACAAGCAGAACTCGTTGCCGACTCCATCTCAAAGGGTCAGCGTGTTCAAGTTACTGGCGCATTTAAGCAGTCAAACTACACCGCCAAAGACGGAACACAAAAGCAAGGACTAGAAATCAAGGCCGATAGCATTACTCTTGAACTTGTCGGTGCTAAGAAGTCAAAGCCAGTAGCAAACGATGAACCTGAGTGGTCATCATGGAACTAATTGACTCTAAAACTGTCTGCGAGATTTTGGAGATCACCAAGAATAATCTCCATCAACTTCAGCACCGCAAGCGTTTGGTGTGGGCTGAAAAGAAAGGCAAGCAGGTTTATTACAACCGCGCTGATGTAGAAGCATTGAAGGCTAAACGCTCAAAGTGAAATGCGCTAACTGCCGCCGTCATTCTGAAAGACCGATTTGCGAATCGTGCTGGAATTTTGCGGTAGAGCAGTTGCGTGTATTTCCTAAGCGTTACCACGAATTAGAAGATGAGCTACTGCCATCTAACGGCGCACAGGGCGAACGAGTGTCGGGTTCTAAAACCCCACCGCTACCTCTACGCATAGAAACCTTACATCTTCGCACCGGAGGAATATCAACGCCCTTGATTAAACACGAAATTGAAATGCGTAAGACTCGACAGGAAACCCGTATTACTTGGCGCGGAGAAGAGATCAACCGTATAACCATGACTTGCGAGTATCACATCAAGCGCGAGCAATGGAGTTTTACCGAGTACGGGGATGTAGCCGATCTTGCAACTACGATCATCAGCATCAACAACAAGATCAACTTTGTCTTGGGAAATAAGTCTGAAGATATCGTTATCGGCTCTTGCCCTACGATTGACGAAGCCGGGAAGCCTTGCAACGCCAAACTCAAGGTCAATCCTCAAATGCGTACAACCACCATCACCTGCCGAGTCTGCGATACCACTTGGGATTCAACTCAATGGAGACTGCTAGGAAAGATGCTAGATGCCTAGAATCAACGCCGTACAAGCCTCTCTGCTTTACAAAGTTACAACCCGCACCGTCTATCGCTGGATTGAGCGCGAGCAGATCAAGTCCTATGACGGTTGGTACGAGCTAGATGACTTACAGGATGCGTATGAGAAGTTACCTCATCGCCAACGGATTTGACTATTTTTCTTATGTCACTTATCTTAGGTACAGTAGGTAGGCGTGTAACTAGGATAGGATGATGATTACCGCCGAAGCCACTCTTGAAGAGATAGACGAAGCCTTAGAGCATTTACGCAAACGCTTACAGGATCGCTATGGCAACCGCCTGACCTATCAGCAGAGGCAACTTTACCTTTCAAGCGTAGATGATTTACTTGATGCAAGACTTTCACTAACGGAAGGCAACCGTGAAGATTTCAATAGCAGAGCTATCTCTAGACCCTAGAAACGCTCGCAAGCACTCTCAACGCAACCTTGAGGCTATCGCCGCTTCTCTAGAGAAGTTTGGTCAGCGCAAACCTATCGTTGTCCATCGTGGCGTTGTTCTCGCCGGGAATGGAACGCTAGAGGCCGCTAAGACCCTAGGCTGGACAGAGATTGATGTAGCCGAAGTTCCTGATGATTGGGATAACGATACGGCTAAAGCCTACGCGCTCGCCGATAACAGAACGGCTGAACTGGCTGAGTGGGATGAAGGCGAACTCGCTAAGCAACTCTTAGAACTCGTAGATGCCGAGTGGGATATCACCGAATTAGGATTTGAAGTACCTGCATTAGCTGATATCGAGCCTGTAGATGAAGATGAGATTCCTGAACCACCAGTTGAGCCAATCAGTAAATTAGGTGATATGTGGCAAATCGGCCAGCATCGTATTCTTTGCGGAGACTCGCAGGATAAAGGCAATCTTGACCGCTTGACCGATGGGTTGACTGTCAAATGCGTATTAACCGATCCGCCGTATGGAATTAGTTTAGATACCGATTATTCAGCGCATGACTTAGGTGAGAGATACAATAATAGCCGCGGTAAGAAATATCGCGCTGTAGCCAATGACGATGTGCCATTTGATGCCGCATTTTTAAAGTTATATTTTGCTAATGTAAAAGAGCAATATTGGTGGGGTGCTAATTACTATTACCGCACATTAACGGATGCGGATTTAAACGGCTCTTGGTTAGTTTGGGATAAGCGAACCGAGAATACAGATGTAGTCATCGGCTCATCCTTTGAATTATGCTGGTCAAACACAAAGCACAAGCAAGACTTGCTCCGATACCACTGGGTTAATTTTAATTCACACACTAATGAAGGTCATAAGCGCGCACATCCAACGGAAAAGCCTATTGCCATGTTAGCTGAGATACTAGACCGATGGGCTGAACCTAATTGCACAGTTATAGACTGCTTTGCAGGTTCAGGATCAACCTTATTGGCGGCGCATAAGACAGGCAGAGTGGGCATCGGGATTGAACTAGATCCCGGTTATGTAGATGTAATTGTTAGCCGCTTAGAGCAAGCAACAGGGTTAAAAGCAACCCTTGTGAACAGTAAGTAATCTATCCATGCCAAATCACAACGCCGCAGTACCAGCGCCCGAACTCGTAGATAAAGAAGTAAAAGTCCTAGAGTTGCGCCGGGCAGGATTAACTTGGCAGAGGATCGCTGAGGAAACAGGCTACTCAGACCATTCAGGCGCTTACGCCGCATATAAGCGGGCTATCAAGCGTACTCAGCAACAACCCGCAGATGAACTACGGGAACAAGAATTAGATCGTATAGACAGACTTCAACTAGCACTTTGGCCTAAA